CAGAATCCATTAAGTGCGAGGATTACACCAATTCCAAGAAGCGCACCCATAACAATGCCATAAATAGTCGACAATGCGGTTGTGATGTCTGCGTTTGTAGCTTTCCAATTCACCGATACCGCCTGCCATGTCATCGCTGCGCCCGCCGCCATCATTGCAAGACCAACCGGAATATTTGTGCTTGATAGAACCAATAACGCACCAACCGCAAGCGCAAATCCACCTACTGCACCTTCAATCATTGTGAGGACGTTCGCTACTTCAGTAGGAACTGTATTCCAGTCCACCTGATTGTTAATGTTGAACAGTTTGTATGCGCCGTGAGCCATAAGCGCAAGTCCGATGATCGGATGTCCTGTAAGCATCAGAATTGCACCAAGCGCAAATTCAAACGCTGACAGGATAGCTTCTACTTCGGTCATGTGTTTCTGAATGAGCGCCTGAATCTCTGCCATTTTGCCCTGAAATTCAGAGACTTCAAACATCTTTGAATAATCAAGACCGGAAACACCTCCACCACCACCGGTATTCGGCTGACCGTTGAGTTTATTGATTTCATCGAAACCGAGAATCGTCTTCTGCAATTCTTTTACTTTCCCGGTAGCGGAACCTGCTGCGGCCGCGTATTCTTTCGGATACTTCAACGCTTTATTCCATGTTCCGGCACCGCTGAGAATCGCTAATACCTGGTTAATCAGATTGATAACTGACACAAGCTTGTCAATCAGCCAGTCAAGCGCCGGTGCAAGCATATTGATGATCGGTGATATCGCTGCACCTACACTGTTTTTCAGATACTGGAATGATGTAGCGATGCTGTCCATACTCGCCGCAAATACCCCAAAATCTCCACCCGCTTTTGAAAACTGATAGAGATTGTTTGCGCCTTCCTTCGCTCCGGCGGCAATCAGTTTGAGTGCCGTTCTGAGAGCACGGTACATCGCAATTCGTTTAAGTGAATTGTAGAACTCACTCGCGGCCTGTCCTGCCCCTTTAAATTCTTTCTTCGATTCTCTGAGACTTGAAAGCAGAGAAGACATTCTTTTGGCAGAACCATTTCCTCCGGATCCTTCGCCAGTTCCGCTTGCGCGTTCGCTGTCTGAAACTGTACCGCCTAACGCACCGGCTTCTTTATATGCGCTGCCAAGTTTAGCGTTAGACATTGTACTTTTGAGATTTTTTAAGGAGTTAGTAATTTTATCGATATTGCTTGCGGTTCTTGAATTAAGAGTACCGGTTATCTCAAAATCGATTCCCTGTAATGTAATCGGCATCGTTTACTCCTTTCTATCTCTGGTCTTTGCCATTTCAAGCTTAGTTTCCATGTACGTTTTCATACGTTCCATGTCTTCTTTCGCTTTTGTGGTTTCCTGAATCTTTTTTTCTTCCGCATCAAGAGGCAACGGAAATTCCATATAGGGCTTAACTTCAACCCCGTCAGCCCACGCATTGAATAACGGGTAGATTGCTTCCAATGCTTTATAGATATAAGCACCTTGCAACCATAACTTCTCGTTATCCTGTTTCTTTTTAAGTTTGAATGTTTCTCGACAATACTTTGCCCGCTCTAATTCGCCATTCCAGTATTCGTCATACGACATTCCCATAGCCATATAGATTGGGCATTGTTCTTCCATAATTTCGGTGAGTGTGACCTTCGGACGTTCTTTGGTAGAAGATGCACCGAAATCGTCTTCTACCACTCGATCTTTTTTGGATCGTCTTCCTCCGTTTCTTCATCCATCAGTGTACTTACGGCTTCGTAGTACAGTTCCGCAAGACTCTGAATCAGTTCGTCTTTACGAGAAATATGCTTATAAATCTCTTTGATCTTTTCGCCTTTCACACGTTTGTGGTGTAAAAGGAATGCACCTTCAAATAACTGTGGGATACGTGTTGCCGGTTTCGTATCAATTTCACTGATGATGAATCCGGCTGATTCCATCTGCCGGCAAATGTTTCTCGAATACTCCAGAACGTAGTGCTGGTTCTCGTAATCAAACTCGATCTTCTGTGCCATTAACTCGTTTTATCCTCCTTTGAGTAACAAGTATCGCAGAGCCTAATTAAAGACTCTGCGATACTTCGCCTTAACCGTTATTTGTGTCTCCAGCCTTATCTCTGTACATGGACAGGGAAGGCATGATGTTGGTTGTCATTTCACGGACACCGTTTACTGCCTGTTCGGACACCGTATACGAAGCGCGTCCTTTGAAGTTGTACTTGCCATATTCGCCGGTCGGTGTGACAGTACCGTCATTGTTTTCGGTTCCGCCGAGCCATACAGACCAATATTCGTCCTGCTCATTCAGAGCTTCAATCTTACGGACATATTCAAGTTCATAGTTGGATGTGAAACCCATCGAACCATCGTTGTTTCTGATACCGGGAATGTAGGTTCTTCCAGAATCCTCAAGAGTAGTAGTCTCTACTGCTTCTTTCTGAGCCATAAGTGCCGGTGTGTTCTTGATCGGAATGAACTTCTCATAAGTAGTTCCGTCAGTAGAATGCATCAGAAATGTAGAAAAACTGATTGTAGGCATTTATTCTTACCTCCTGTAAAAGTGTGTGTTACTTGCAAGGACTGAATACCTGCTCACCAGTCTTGCAATAGAGTTATTTGCCAAATTAGGCACAAAACCGGACGATTCCCGCGCGAAATTCATGCGGTGCATATATTTGTCTATCTCGTTCGTTATCGCCCTGCATTCGGCTTTTTTGCCGTCTGTACGGTTGGAATAAACTTCAACGTCATAGGTCAGCTGTGCTGTGTGCTCTTCAAGCAAATCGTCCTGCGTATTTGAATACGTGATTGCATTTGTCTGAACAATAGTGATAAATGGAAACTCCGGCGGTGCATTCACATAATCTGAGGAAAAGTTTTCTTCCGTCAGCAATGGGAACTGAGACATTACATGAGACATGACTCTATCAAACACTTCATCTGATTTATCAATCATGTTCTGTTCCTCCTTTCCCACACCTTTCGGACAATTCCTTCATACCGTTTCTCTACTTCCAGCCGCGCGTTATACATACTGCTGTTAGCGTCGTTACCGTAAGTGTGTACCGTTCCATCTCTTCCCCTCGTCCGGTCTGTACCTCCCGGCGGGTTTGGCCCTGGAACGCCTTTATAGAACCATCCATATGGACTACTGCCCATTCCATGCCCATAATGTCCGTGGTCAACTACGCTTCCCGAAATTATTTCGCCATATTCATTTGCTGGCGACTGCTTATATATTCCGGTTCCAAATTCAATAAACAGGACCGCGTTTCCATCCGCATACACGGTTGCTTTCTTGCCGTTGTCGGATATTTTGAAGTCAACTTCCTCAGAATGCGAACCTGCGTACTCCGCACCTGTGAAATTCACCCTTGCAATATCCGCTCCGGTCTTCGCCAGTTCCTCAACAAGATCACTGGCAAATGCCTCCATTTCCTGTTTTGAAATCTGTTCAAGTTTTTTTATCGCGGCATCCAGCGACCCTTCTTTGTTCAGGTCAATAACAACCTTCATGATTAACTCTTGTTGACCTTTGCAATCGCATATGCGATGACGTTAAGGCTTTTCGCGATACGCTTCACAACATAGTCGTGAGGCTTTGTGGCTTTCCCTTCGCTGTCGAGTTCAGGGGATGAGTCTACCCACAGCGCTGTTGTTTCCTCAATAGGACATTCCATATCGTGTGTAACGATGACTTTGGAATACCCGTCGAGGTCTCCGAACATTTCCATGTTTGAGGTTCCTGTCGCGGTGGATATACTTGCACTCATAAGCACGGGATCGCCATATACTTCTGTCTTCTCTCCGGTTCTATACCCATCTTTGGAAACTCCCATTGTGGTTCCCTGGAATAGTGCGTAATAGAAGTCCTGCTCATTCGCTTTAAGACCTATCATTGCTTACGCTTCCTCCCGGTACTTTCACCATGGGAATTACCTCGTTGAGCATGGACTGAGGAATATCTGCGCTTTCGTAACTGCGGTGAACGCCGTTTTCGATATGCGCTGTCTGCCCCTCTGCTCCTTCCTTGCGGATGAGATATACGCAGATCCGGATTGCCAGGGGTTCATATTTCCTTGGCAATCCGTCTTCTTCGTAGTATTCCTCTGAACCTGAGAACGGATAGAGTTTATTGAGTATCGCCTGTACAGACATTTCAAGGTAGACACTTATAGCTTCTTCGGATGTCTTTGGGCTTAGTGTTTTTACCTTTTGAATCATCGTCTTTTTAGACATAAGTGCCTACCTCCTTCCTTGTCTTAGACCGTGATCTTAACTGCGTAACGCTCGTCTGTCAGAGCCGCAACATAGTATTTGCGGGTGATGAGAGTATTCTTACGAATATCTGCATCTGCGGAAGAACGTGTGCCGCGCTGGAAAGACTCAACCTGAGTGCCAGTCTTCACAAACAGAGTGACTGCCTGCTTTGTCGCAAGGACGATTGTGCCGGCCGCCGCTGCGGTTGCTGTCAGAAGCGGATCAACATAAATGTTGGTTCCTGCAACAGTACCGATGTAGCCACGACGAGCGAATGCCTCAACATACTTGAGGTCATCTTTCAGAGCCTTCCGGATCCGTGCAACATCGAACTTGTTTACAAGTGCGAATGCATCAGAACCCGGAGTGTTGCTTTCGTCAGAACTCGGCAGAAGTGCCTGTGCATCAACAAATGCAGAGAAGTAGTCACCGGAAGTTACGGATGCTGTCTGAGTTGTCTTCTGGAACTCTGCAATTACATCAGCATTCATTGTGTTGAACATATCGGTACCGGCATAACGTGCGATGACAAGACCGACATACGGGTCCTTCATCTGTTCTTCGTCATACCAGACACCCTGGTTCTGTGCTGTTTCGATGACATACGGTGCCTCACCATAATCCATTTCGATGATCTTGGTGTTGCCGGCCTTCATATCAAGCTTTTCAACAGCCTGTGCGCCCTTTGTGGAATCACCACCGGCGATAGGAGTGACCTTTGCGAAGTATTTCCGGATTGACTTCTGCATACCCGGCTCACCTTCAAGAGTGTTGTCTACGGTGCAGAAACGCGCATGGTCAATGTGAGACTTAAACTGATCTTCAACCTCGTTCGCAAGAACGATATTCTCATACGGTTTGTTTGCCATATTTTTTATTTCTCCTTTTCATATAGGCTTGCATACTCATCAGGATGGTCCTGAGAGAACGCATATCTGTCCTCCATGGACATTGCCCTTAATTTCTCAAGGGTCATTGTGGATTCACTTCTTCCGCCTACCGGATCCGGATTACCCCGCATAAGGTCTGCTTTAATCTGCTTTTTTACCGCTTCGGTAAAGACCGCCTGATTCTGCATGACCTTGGCAACGTCTCCGTCTGTCATGGCCTCCGCAGTGCTCTTTGCAAGCTCTGTGTCATAGCCCATTCCAAGAAACTGTGAAGTGAACTCTGCGATGGACTTTTCGCGCTTCAACTTTTTGTTTTCGGCCTCGATCTCATTCCAGCGCTGTTCCGATTCCAGCTTCTTCTTTTCCTCTTCGGAAAGGTAAGCTTCGTACTGTTTTTTGTACTGTGCAGCTTCACTGTTCTTTTTTGACAGTGTGTCTTTTGTCTTCTGAATCTCTGCCTTCAGTTTTTCGATCTCGGATGCATTGTCTGCTTTCCCGATCTTCGCTGCTTCCAGCGCCTGCGACAGTTCTTCTTCCGACATTCCTTCTTTGTAGGCATCGCCTAGTAAATCCTGTAAGTAACTCAAATGTTCCTCCTGCGTTTTTTAAGCAGTTCCCTCTGCTATAGCGCGACTTTTGTATAGCGGTTTCCCTTCCGCTCTGCGATTTCCGTCTTCCCTGACGCTGTATGCAACGGGCATAACTTCCCGTTTCTACCTAATTCGATATGTGAGAATGCAGCGACAATTTGTATTGTTCTCCGCTTTCGTAAAGTCTCCCGGATACCGTGCGCTGTCTCCGTCTATCGTGAAGAACAATGTATCGAGCGGAACGCCGACACCATCCAGAAATTCATGCGTCGTTCTCACTCGTTCATCCTCCATCGTTGCCCATACCTTCTCGACAACCCGCGCTCCCGGTACAGGACGTACACCTCGTGTACTGGAAGATGCTGTCTGTGGTGCTCTCCGAGGCGCTCTCTGAGACTCGTTTTGCGGTGTATACGGCGCGTTTCCCCTTTGTGCGAGTATTTCCTCACGCGCCTGCTGATTGAACTGCTCTTGGGCTTGTTTTGCGGTCTCATACGCGCCCGCTTCTGAAACTCTGTGAGACTCACTCTCCGCAAGGTTTTCGATCCGTCCTGCATCTCCGTTTTCGATGTGCGTAATAAGCCGGTCTACGTAAGTCTCTCCGTCGATTTCCTTGTGGAGGATACGGTTTGCGGTTTCCGGATCGAATGCCGGGTCTATCGGAAGTCCTGTGCTTCCTAAACCTGCGATGTATGCATCGATAAGCATTTCCTCAAACCAATCGCACATACGCTTCCGCTGTACTTCCTTTGGTTCGTCTTTCACTTCCGCATACACGGCACTGGCCAGCGCCCGTATTTCATCAAAGTCCAGTCTTGTAGGCATCTTCACCTCTTATAGAAAAAAGGGATCACATTAAGAGATGATAAAAATCCCTTAATTGTGATCCCTTTGGATCGCTTCTCGGTCTTCACCGGAAGAATGTCTGCATAGAAGTTTTCGCCTGATCTCGACGATGACAGGCACCGACCTTTCGATTTTAACTTCTACGATACTGCCTCGTTCCAACGCTTCTTCTATGGAACGTAACTGCCGCTCACTGAGTTTGAATGTCCGGGCTTTCTTCTGGATTGACATCTACAGTCTCAGCCTCAGTCTTTTTCTGTTCGGCAGCCCATCTCTCGTACTCTTTGTATTCCGCTTCCGTATCTACAAAGAGATTGCTTGCAACATATGCGCTGTGCGGCGGAATCTTATCAATGAGTGTAGACAGCACATTCGCCTTTGTTGCAATGTTGTCGTAATTCCTTCTCGGAAAGTATACATCGATCTGAGAAAGAGACAGGTCAAGCGGTTCCATGTCATCCGCAATCGTCATAACAAGTTTCAGGAACTGCTTTTCCGATTTCTTGAACAGTCTTCCCATCGCCTTTGCGCGGGTTTCCGCCGACTGCCAGCCGTTTTTCATCGTCACGGCACCGTTATTGGAGGAATCGGAACTGTTTCCGTCTCCCTGACTTGGCATTCCCACAATCTGCAATACCGCCTGATACATATGGTCGATCAGTGTCTGCGTCTGAGACTGATTCAGCTCTGCCGTAATATATTTGACTTCGCCTTTGCGATTGTCGTTTATATCAGCGTATGCAAGCGCTCCAAGCTCCTTGACCATCTTCAGTGTTTCTTCGTCCACGTCAACATTGTGGAAAAGCATAATTGCCTGCACAAATTGGTCAACCGCATCAACACGATCCGAATCCACTTCGTTGATGGCATCGAGAAGACTGAGTACAGTTTCAAACACACCGAGCCTTGCGGTATTTGCGATATATTCTACTATCGGTAACGCCTTGAGCATGTTCGGTTCCGACTTTGTGATGTTCAGTTCCGCGTTTGCTATCTCGCCGTTTCCCGTCAGTTCGTAATACATTGTCGGGGTGTAGCAG